AAACCACAAGATTTCGGAAGTAAATTTGAACCACCGAAAACGTTCATTAAAACTATTCTAAAAACGAGTATTCAATCGGAACTTATGGCGTTATCAAAGTTTCGCGAAATGAAAGAACTCAAGAAAACGGATGGGTCTCGTAAATCAAAAATAACGGGTATTCCAAAACTCGACGATGCAAATAAAGCTGGTACACAACACTCGGGTAAGTGTACACTTATTGTGACAGAAGGTGATTCCGCAAAAACGTTGGCAATTGCGGGTCTTTCCGTAGTTGGTCGAGATCATTATGGTGTTTTTCCTCTTCGGGGTAAGTGTAAAAACGTTCGAGACGCAAGTATAAAACAACTTACCGAAAACAAAGAGTTTAATGATCTCAAAAAGATTTTGGGACTTCAACAGGGTAAAGTGTATACGTCACTCTCCGAACTTCGATATGGTCGACTCATGATCATGACCGATGCGGATAACGATGGAAGTCATATCAAAGGTCTCATTCTTAACATGATTCACTATTTCTGGCCGAGTTTACTCAAACTTAATTTTGTCGTGAGTATGGTCACACCAATCATAAAAGCGACAAAAGGTTCAGAAACCAAATCATTTTATACAGATTCAACGTTCAGACACTGGTACGGTAACGGTAAACAAGGTTGGAAAATTAAATATTATAAGGGTCTCGGTACGTCAACGTCTGCGGAAGCACGCGAATACTTTAAAAAAATAAAAGATCTTACCGTTCAATTCGACACGGATGAAACTATGGACGATTCAATTATTCTTGCGTTTGATAAAACAAAATCAGATTCGAGAAAAACGTGGTTACTCGAGAGTACTGAAAAAAAGGCATCGGAACTCGAAATACCATATGGAAACGTTGGGCGTCTCGGTATTTCCGACTTTATTCATAAGGATCTTGTTAATTTCAGTCTCGCAGATTTGAAAAGATCTATTGCACACGTTTCCGATGGTTTGAAACCGTCTCAAAGAAAAGTCTTATACGCATGTTTCACAAAGAATCTTACATCGGAAATGAAAGTCGCGCAATTAGCCGCGTACGTTTCAGAAAAAACATCGTACCACCACGGCGAAGTCTCTTTGGCCGATACGATTGTAAAACTAGCACACAATTTTATGGGTTCGAATAACATAAATTTACTCGAACCGTGTGGTCAGTTTGGTACGAGACTTATGGGTGGTAAAGATGCGAGTCAGACGAGGTATATATTCACAAAACTTACAAAAAGTGCGCGTCAGCTTTTTGACCCTAGAGATGACCCCGTTTTACAGTATTTGGACGACGATGGTAAACAGATAGAACCCGAGTATTATGTTCCTATTTTACCAACCGTTTTAGTGAATGGAACTGAAGGTATAGGTACAGGATTTAGTTCCTATATTCCACCGTTTAATCCAGATGATATACGCATGAATATAGAACGCGTACTCACAGGTGAAAATGTTATACCAATGAAACCGTGGTTTGATAAATTTACGGGTCGCGTTTTTAGTAACGAAGAAGGATTATGGATTACGGAAGGTACATGGGTACACACGGGTAACATTTTAAAAATTACCGAACTTCCACCGGGACGTTGGACACAAGAATACAAAGAGTATCTCGATACACTTATGGAAAAGAAGAAAATTACAAACTACACAAATAACAGTACGACCGAAAGTGTTAATTTTGAAATAACGGGGTATACCGGTAAAGACATAATAAAAGATTTCAAGCTCCAAAAAACGTTTCATGTATCAAACATGCATTTATTTCATCCAGAAAAGGGTATCCATAAATATACGAGTCCAGAAGAAATACTTCTTGACTTTGTAAGTATACGAACAAAGACGTATAAAAAAAGAAAAACACATCTCATTACAACATTGAAAAATAAACTACAAAAACTGGAAAATGTGTCGAAGTTTATTGATATGGTTATACACGAAAAACTTATTGTTTTCAAACGCAAACGTTCGGAACTTGAACATGAAATGGAAAAGATATTTGATAAAATAGATAATTCGTATGACTATTTATTAAATATCAAAACGTACCAGTATACACACGAAGCTGTACAAAATCTCAGGGAAGAAACTACAAAGTCAAAAGTAGAACTTGATACATTACAGAAAATGTCACACGTCGATATGTGGAAAAGGGATTTAAAAATATATAAACAATAAGTAGTAAGTATGTGTGATACATCTGGCCCAAACACGGGTGCCATACTATCACTTAATGCAATTGGTAAACAAGATACGTACCTTTTAGAAGACGATCCTATTCATTCACTCTTTAAGTATGAACCTAAAAGACACGCAAATTTTACAAAGTTTCATAAAAGTCTAAATGTGAATAAACCAAGTAATTCTTCAACGTCTTGGCCTTTTGGTGAAACCATAAAAGTTACGTATAATCCACGAAACATGGGAGATCTTTTAGCAAACATGTACATATCTTTTGAATTACCCGCTCTAGGTTCCGATAGTTATTACGCAGACCAAATTGGTAGACATATTTTTAAATCAATAACCATGCGCGTAGATGAAACGGTTGTTGAAAAATTTCATGGAGATTGGGGTATCATATACGATGAGTTATATTTAGATGAATCCGAAAAACGAACAAAAAGATACACGGTAAATAGAAATAATGCAGAAGATACGTCTTTACTACCAGGTAATCAAATATTAGCCCAAAATAAGTCGCGTGTTTTTATACCAATACCTTTACTTTTTTCGCGTAAATATGAAAGTGATGAATATGAAACAAACACACCAAATCGTCCATATTTTCCAACGTGTGCCATACACAAACAAAAGCTCCAGTTTGAATTCGAGTTTCATAAACAGACTTTTTTTACAAACGAAACAGGTTCTCTTTCCTTAAACGAATTTGATATCGTTACCGAAGAAATAACACTTGAACCCAGTGAACGCGCATATATAAAAAATAGAAGACACGTTTTTGTTACCGATATTGTTAAAAAACACCCTTCGTTGGACATTTCAGCTGGTGTTCGAAACGCAAAACTCGAACTTGTTCCAAAAATACCAGTAAAAACACTGAATTGGTTTTTTAGACAGAAAGCATTTGAAAACGAAGATACATATGAAGGTGGTACATCTTTAACAGCAAATGTGTTTGCAAATAGGTATAATTTTTCGTCGAGTAACGAATATTCTATTTTGAACGAATTTTACAATACACCTATGTTAAATGCTAAAATATTTGTAAATGGTGAAGATATACCAAATATTCAAGATAGTGATCATAAATATTTTAAATACGTTGTCCCATTTACGAGTCGATTATCGAGACCTTTTAGAAGTATTTATACATACGCATTCTCGATGAATCCAATTAATGTAGAACCATCGGGAATGTTGGATTTTAGTCAGTTACAATCTAACCGAACGGTTTTAGATGTTACTATGAAAGAAGGTCTTACGAGTGATTACACTTTACACTTGTATTATGTCGGATACCAAACATTTATTTTTGAAAATGGTGTCATGTCACTTGTTTAGAAAAAAGTTCATTTTTATTGTTGTGAATATATTCAATTATATTATTTTTTATACACCATCTTATGAAATTCAGTTGTGCCACGGTCGTATGTATTTCATTGGATGTACCCGGAACGGTGTATGATATTTTTGTTGATCTACAAAATGGATCGAACAATTTTTTACTATACCCATCTAAACTCGATTTATATGCACAGTGTACACTAAATATTTTACCGTCGTTTGTTTTGTACGATAAATTATTTTTCTTTGAGTAGTTCGTAATAAACCATTCTAGATTTCTTAAAGAAATCCCATTCGTTTTGTTTAAAATTTCTAAAAGTGTAGCTCTATTCTCGGGGATATTATAAAAACTATCAATTGATGTTAGTAGAATAGCTGATTTGTTCATTATTACATAATTCCACGCAAATCTTTAAAGTCCTTTCTTGATACTTCACATGCCGGACACCCTGGTTTAAATATACACTCCGTTAAATTGTGTGTATGTCGTATACCATCGTTATTTTTAAATACCATTTCTACCGGTCCTCTAAGTTGAGGCTGATCGATATGACTCCCACACATTCCATTAAGTTTGGCTCTTGCTATACACGGAGAACCATCCTTTTTAAACCCCCTACAGAAATTTAATGGGTTTGGAATTTCCGAAAGTAAAAGTTTTAAATTTATAGAATATTTATGTGATATTTTTTCCATTAGTTTTATACTACGTCTATATACTTCCGTTTCAACTTCCTCTTCCCAAAGTGTCTGTAATTTTTTGGACGTCATATTTTATATACGTCACTATTTTTTAAGCGATTTGAACATATCACTTATTTTCTGCTGCCCTTCTTCTTCTACTTTCTTCTTTGGTCGTCGTTTTGGTTTAACGCGTGTTAAGAGTTCACCGAATATTTCTTCTTTTGGATCTTCAAAAAGTGGTTCAATTAAATCACATACAGGGTTCAAAAACTTGTTTATAAAATAATAATTATAATCTATTTTTAAATTATTATCTTTTGCATATTTCGGATCTTCGGACTTTTCAAATGCCTTTGCTTTCGGATCACCCGTATCGATAAGAATATAAGGTACGCGATCACCCGATTGTGGTTCGGAACCCGGTTGTCTTTCACGCATTTTTCTTACAACTTGGACGTGTGCTTGATTAATATCCTTAATATCAGGACTATTAATAGAAACTGTGAAACCTTTTACTTTATACGAATCAGAAAGACTTTGTGAAAGTATCAACTTTTCATTCGGTACATCACCTTCAATAAGTTCAATAGCTCTTTGTAAAGCGAGTGCTTTTGGTGGTCCGGTATCACTACTTTCTAACACGACATCGAGTAGTTCTTTACACACTTCACGCATGTGTGGTGTATTATCACGTCGAACCAATTGAAGACCTTTAACATCTATATAATCCATATTCATATTCCCGTCTTTTCCTTTTGTCCATAGTTTCGCGGCGTACCTCTTTTTTGAATACAAAAAGTACGGACAATATACTTTCTCGAGTTCGAGATTATTTGGTGCTTTAAACAGTTTGGTACACTCACCCGCGGCACGTTCACCAAGTTCCCAACTATACTCGATCGC